CCGATCGTAGCGTGTCCGATCTTGTAGACACTTGACTGGCGCGTCTCGTAGCCGATGTCGCAGTAATCGTCTGCGCTCTCCTTACCGAAAGCAGCGCGTTCCAGATCGATGACCGTCTTGCAGCCTACGGACTGATACTGCTTCGTGTTCAGAGTGTTCGTCTTCGTAAACCAACGGACGCTGATCACTGGCTGCGGGTAGTCCATGACGTTTCCGTTATAGTCTACACCAAGTTCTTCGAAGTAGTACTTGTCGGTAGGAAGCGCGTCGTTCCAGTGCTTCGCGTGTACTTTGTACTCTGGATAGGCACGATCGACGGATATTGCCTGCGTTGCTACGACTTGCGAGTTGTAGACAAGCTTGATGATGAAGTTGTCCTTTTCGATCAGTCGCAGATCCAGTTGAAGCAGTGAGTTCGTGAATTGCAGGATCTCGCGTCCGTTCGCAGTGATCTGTGTCTGCGTGCCACCAGAGAGACGGAAAAGCTGCAAAGAGTACGTGTCAGAGGGTGTTGCACCGCCCTGCAAGACATAGATCGGAATGTTGCACAGATAGCTTTTCGAGTTTGTCAGCGAAGCGACTGTTGCGTTTCCGACAGAGATTCCGTGTGCGATCTTGTACTGATATTCCAGAAGCTTGTCTTCGAACGGATTGTAGCGGATCGCGTTCGACGATCCTACTTGAAGCGACCACTGGCTTTTTGCTCTGTCCGTCGTTGACAAGATCACTGTGTCCGTCTCTACATCGATATTGCTTCCAGTGCGTATGTCAGCGAACTTCGCTTTCATAGACAGCACGAAACGCTCTGACGATGACAGATTTCGGTAGATAGTGATAGATCCGCGCATGTCCGCGCCAGTAGTGTCGATCGCGTACTTGTTCGTCCAGTCATTGAGCGTGCTGATGTCTACTCCGTTGACGTACCACTTGATGTCAGAGAGATACTGATTCGTGTTCTGATTCGTCCAAGAAGTGTCTTCCGCGCCAGTCATGACAAGCGGACGTATGACGCAGGGTGTTCCCGCGCCCCCGACAGTGCCGCCACGATCGGGCTGATACGTTCCGCTGTCTGGATCATAGATCTGATTCAGCGGACTTGTCGCGGACGTGTAGCAGTACAGCGAGACAAGAACGTTCAGCGGTGCAAAATCGCGTCTGATTCTGATTTGATTTTCCATATTCCTTGTTTTTAATTGTTATATTCTGACGGATCGACGGTTACGCTGCCAGTAGCCGTTCTCCCCTGCTCATTCGTTGCCGTGAAGTTGAACTGCGTCGAGAGTATCGCAGCAGCGAGATCGTCTTCCGTGATGACAAGCGTCCCTGCGAAGTCTCTGTGCGCGTTGTTCCAGACTGCATCTGCGCCAGTGTTGCCAGACTCGCGAGTGACAGTCCACGTAGTGACTTGATCCGTCACGTCTTCGTTGTAGCCGTTCAAGACGTGACATGTGATCGTCTTCGTCTCGCCCTCTCCCAGAAAGTTGTCCCCGCCAGTGTTGATCTCCATGTAGTAGCGTGAGTTCACGATCTGTTCGATGCGTCCAGTGAGATAGATATTGTTCAGATATGCAGAATACCCAGACATGTCGAGATCGAAGATCTGCAAGTTCGAGAGATCGCCAGTCTGCATTGCGATGTTGTTCGCGTCCCACTCCCAAGTTGTCTGGTTGATAAGCCAACGCGTGTAGGTACGTGTAGAGAATCTGCATGTCTGACGTGATGCGATCGTCGGATTCGCATAGCACGCGAACGTCATGAATGCGTGCGGGTGCTTTGGCGAAGGATGACGCTCCGACTGTGCTCGCAGAATGTATCTGAATTCAGAGTTATGAACAGTGTCCGTGATCTCCGTGATGCGGAAATATGACGTGTAGAATCCTGCAAAGCGGAAGTTGCCGCGTCCGTCATCATAGTCTGTTTCGGAATTGTCTGCTGCGACTTCCGAGTGATAGATACCCATGCAGAGATCGTCTTCCGCGATCGCTCCGAGTTCTCCGTCTTCGAGTTTAAGCTTGATCGTTCCAGTGTTAAGCTGATTTCCCTCTCCGTCAACGTCGATCGTGACGGACTCGATGATTCCTGCGCCTGCTGCGTGCCAGTCGTTGCCTACGACGATGTCTGTGCGATTGTAGCGCAGTTCTGGAACTTCCAAGAACTCGCGCAGAATGAGTGATTTGAGTTCCGCGTCGCCTGCGCCAGTGATGCGCCCACCGATACCGCCTACGATCCCCTCGATGAAGTCCTGCCCGAACTGTGCTCCTTGAATGTGTCTGGAACGCTTTTCGAACGTGATCGCGCCTGCTGCTGTATCGTCAGCGTCCTTGCGCAAGAACATGCGACGCGCTTTTGAGAGCGTAAGTGCGCCTGCGCTGTTGCTGTTGACAACGTATGTCAGCTGTCCGAGCGCGTCAGTGACTTGCTTGACTTCCTCGCGAAGTGTGGACGTTGATCCAGTGATCCGATCCTCTCCGATCCTTATGTCCTGCTTGTATGGAACAGCCAGATTCGTAGTGACTGCAAGAACGCGTGTCTCGTATGAATAAGCGCGATTCTTGTACGTTACAGCCTGCCCGACGTGAAGAATGAGATCGTCTTTCTTGAACTGTACTGGATTCGAGTCGAACTGATAGTTGTTCAGATCCAGAAGCATCTTCGCGATCTCGATGTCAAGCGTGTCTGCAAGTTCCTGCTGTGCTGACTTGACGTAAGCAGCAGGCATCTTGATATTGAACAGCGTGACACTGTCTCCGTTAGTAGGCACAAGATACTGTTTCGCAGGAATGATCGCCCCGTTCTGTTCGATGAAGATAATCTCGTAGTCGCCTGCAAGGACGTGAAAGTCACCAGAGACGCTATCAACTGTCTCTGCGTGCTCATGCCAAGCAAGTTCGAACTCACGATCAAGCAGATTCCCGCTGTTGAAGTGAACAGAGAGCGTCATTCCCGCGATGATCAGATCCGATGACATATCGAAGTTTGCGATCTGGAAGTACCAGATTGCATAAGTCTCATAGATAGGATCTCCGTGTTCGTCTGTCCCGATCTGGATCTTGTTTCCGTCTTCGTCGAGTCTGTACTTCAATCGGCTTCTGACGTTTGAGATAGACAGCGCAGAACGCGGGTATATGTTTTCAAATACGATGCTGCAAGGGAACACCTCTCCGCGCGCAAGATCGCTGACGAATTCGCCAGTGACAGAGTCGAAGTGTCCTGCTGTGTCCTTGTAGCCGTTAGGATAGATGTCTGGATCAAGCGTCAAGTGCTTGATCACACTGCTGTTCGTTGACGCTCCGTTGTAGTCCTGCGTGATGTTACGAGTCGATCCGTAGGCATAGAAGCGCGTGTAGTACTTGTCACGCGTGTTCGTCACGTTCGGCTGATTCACGTTCTTGCTCACTTCAAGCGTCAGATCGTCATAGTAGCCAGTCAGATCCGCGTCGAACTGTGCCTTTCCGAAATAGATCGTGTTCGTCTTCAAATCAGCATACCACTCTGTCTCGAAAGCTTCCGCGATAGAGTTCAGTCCTGCGAAGATCGTCATGTTGCTGAATGTCAGATCGACGTACTTGTTGACGATATTGTCCGCGATCTGCGCGTTCCAGATCTCGCCAGTCTCGTAGAGTATGCCGTTGCAGACAGCGATCAGAAAGTCCACTGGACGCGCTGTGAGAGTCCAGTCGAATTCCTTGCTCTGGATGACGTTCTGTGCGCTGAATGTGTACCAGAAGAAAGGCTGACGATCCCAGAGCATGACTCTGGACTTGAAGATCGGATCGTATTTGAAACGCTTGTCATCCGTCTGATCTGGTGTGTACGGATCAGCGAGCGTGTATCGCTCGTTGTTGACGCGAATGTACGATCCCTGCGCGAGACGTACAAGCGAGCCGTATGTGAACGACAGACGAATATCGTCACGCTTCATCAGTTCTTCGACGTGCTCGCAGTTCTGATTGACAAGTACGTCGAAGACTTCTGTGTCGGACGTGTCGTAGATCTTGATGTTCTGTGCCATATCCGATTAAGTGTTTGATACTGTGATGTCTGTCTGCGCTCTGTTCTTTGGATTCGGTTCTTCCACAGTGAGCGTGAACTTAGCATTCTTCTTGAAGAAACTCTGGAACTGCTTGCAGTCGATGTACGTGAAGCGGAAATACAGCGTCTTCGGCTGCGTGATCTTCACTGTCAACTTCTGCGTTTCCAGTTCTGCACAGAAAGCATCGAACTTCGTCAGAAAGTCCGCTGTGCTCGATGCAGTGAGATTCAGAGTCAGTTGAAGTGTCCGAGACTCGACTTTCGGATCATCATCCCAGTCCACTTCCTTTCCGTGAGCGATGACGCTCTCATTCTCGATCGGCTTCTTGATCGCACATGGCGCAAGAAGCGCAGTCAGAGACTTCTGATCGAAGTACACTCCGAACTGCGTGTATGAGTTCTTTCCGTTGATTTCGAATTCTCCTATCATAGCTTCTTATGAATTTTGTTCTACGATTCGTTTGATCTTGCTTAGATCGCTCTCGATACGCGGAAGACTGTTCGAGTTGCGAGAAATGTTTTCCAGATAAGTCTGGCAGTTGAAGATGAACTCGTTCGTCGCTTCCAGAAGTGTGATCGCGAGAGACTGATTCTCTGCTATTGCAGGAACTTTCTCCGTCACACAGTCTGCTGTGCGCGTTTCCTGCATCAGAATAGCTGTCTCGCGTCCGAGTAGTGCTGTGCCAGTTTCTTCGCTTACTGTCTCGTAGCCACCGCGTGAAGCTTCTTGTTCGTCGCTTGCAGTGCTGTCATATCCAGTCACGCGTGCGAGTTCGTCACGGATTCTGATCGCTTCCTTGACGTATGCTTCGTATTCAGTCTGCAACGCTGTACGCTCCGAGTCAGAGAGTGATCCGTCTTCCATGTTGGAAGCGAACGTGTTGTACCACTTGCGAAGCTTTTCTTGATACTGCTTGCCGATCTCGTTGGAAAGCATAGCCTGCATGAACATCTTTGAAAGATCATTCGTGAAGCTTTTCGTGTCTGACTTCATATCCATGAGCATACTTGTGAAGTTGTCATACATAGAGTCAAACGATGTCTGCGTAAGCTGTTCGCGAAGCTTTTCCTGCATATCCTCGATACGCTCGCTTCCTTCGATGATCTTGTTCAGATAGCCAGACACATCGTCGCCAAGCTTTGCCCAGAAAGCAGGCGCGTCTTCACGAAGCTTTTTAAGCTGTTCGACAGAGAGTTCAAAGAGTCCAGTCAAGCGACCGCCAAGTCCTGCATAGTCGTTCGTAGAGCGTCCGAGAGACTTTGCTACTGCTACCCAGTCTTCCCAATCCATATCGTTTCTTCTACGAACTCCGATAGAGTGAGATCCCATAGACGCGCCAGAGTTCAGAAGTTCGTTGCCAAGCTTGCGCCAAGCTTCTGTCTCTTTTTCGACAAGCGAGATCGCTTCCTTTGCGACATTCTGCGCTTCCGTTCCCCAAGACATATCGAGATATTCAAGCTTCTTGTCGATAAGAATATCCCAGACTTCGATCAAGTGATTGTATTCCTCGACCATTGCATTGTACTGCGAATAGTCTGCGCCAAAGAGTCCGTCGAGAGCGTCAACGACTTGTCCGATGCCTTGAACGGCTGACATTGCACCGCCTACGATGTCGCCAGACATCATCTGTCCGACTCCTTGTCCTGCTGTCATGACACCTCCGAGTCCGTCCATAACTCCTTGAAGCTGTGTATCGTCGAAGCCGAAGATCGTGCCGAGATCAGATCCGAACTGTTTCAGCGAAGGAAGAAAGCTGCTGATGTCGCCTGCGAGTGAACTGATCGCTTTTCCGTAGTCGTTGACGGACTTCGCTTTCTTGAACTGATCAATCGTCTCTTTTATGTTCGACTTGAACGACTGGAATGACGATCTGTCTTTCAAGACTGCTTTCAGTTCCTTGATGCGATCTGTAACTTCCTTGATAGAGATCGATCCGTCTTGAATCTTCTTGATTTCGTCATCAGTGAAGCCGAGATTCTTCAAGTCAGCGGAACTGATCGCGCTGCCTGCGTTCGCGTTGATAGCTTGTCCGTTCTGATCCAGAAGCTTTCCGTTCTTTCCTTCCATGAACGAGATCAGCTTCTCGTACTTCTGGATGATCTTGTCGATCTCGTTGACGGACTTTCTGGACGTGTCAGCGAAAAGATCAGCCATAGACTGCGCTGCAAGTCCGAATTTCTGTTCAAGCTGTTCGATCTCCAACTGCTGCTGTTCCTCTGCGATGCGTGCTGCGCCTTCGTCACCGATAGCGCGTGCTGCTTTGATCTTCTCTGCGTATTCTTCTGTGATCGCAAGACGCTGCTGCTGATACGTGCCATACTGCATCAGATAGTCGTTCCATGACTTACGGATCTGTTCGTTCGCTTCGCGCTGCTGCGCTGCTTCTGCGAGCGTGATCAGATTGTCGTATGCTGACGTGTCAACAGAAACACTGGACGGATCGAACGTCTGCTTGTTGTATTTCTTGTTCTGTGCTTTCTTCAAGTCTTCCTGCGCGTCGAAGATCTCTTTCTGCGCTTGAATGACAGATCTGATGTAGTCTTCTTTCTGCTTTTTGATAGCTTCGATTTGCAGACGATTGTTCAGAGCAAGCTGTCTGCGTGCTCGTTCGCCTTCATCAGCAAGCGCGTTGATCTCTGCTTGTTCAGTAGAGTTGATCATATCCAGAACGTGCTGTCTGCGTTCTTGCTCGCCCTGCGCCATAAGCTGATTGATGCGTTCCTGCGCTTGACGCGTAGCTTCATAACGCTGTGCTGCTTCGTTAGCTGCCTGCGCTGCTGCTGACGCTGCTTTCTGCTTCTGCTGCTGTGCCTTGCGCTCGTTTGCATCTACATCAACTCCGACAGATTTGAGAGTCGCTTTTGCTTCGTCAAGCTTCTTGTTTGCAGCCTGCCATTCAGCTTCCGACTTCTTACGTGCTGCGACTTCATCCTTGACAGCGCGATCGTATGCAGCCTGCGCTTCACTGACTGCTTGTTCGTGAGTCTTCGAAGCTTGTCCTTGCAGACGCTTAGACTCGCGTTCTGCGTCATCGTATGCTTTCTTTGCACTGTTGTAGTCGAAGATCAGCTGCAACGGAATCTGATAGAACGGATTGTCCTTGACTTTCTGCTGTTCTGCCTGCATTTCAGCTTCGAGACGATCGAACACTGCTTTCGCTTCGTTCAGAGTCTTCGATGCTTCCGAGATCTTCACGTCAAGCGGTCTGTTTTCCAGTTCTGCCCGCTTGCGTGCTTTCTCATACTCTGCAAGCTGACGCTTGTATTCTTCCAGTGCTGACTTGTTCTTAGCGATCTGCGAAGCGATCTGCGATCCTGCCATGAGAGATCCCTGCGTTCCTGCCTTAGTGACGGAATCGAAGCTTGCTTCCAGTCCTTTGATCGTCTTCTCTGTGTCAGCGATATTCTTCTGCAACTGTGCGTACTTTGTATCGTCAAGCTGCTTGTTGAGTTCCTGCTGTGCCTTTGCTGCGTCCAGAGTAGCAAGTTCCTGCTGTGAGTACTTGTCCGTCAGCGAAGGTGCAAGCGTCTGCAACTCTCTGTACGCTTCTGCCTGCTGTATTGCTGTTGCGTTGGAGTCCTGCACAGTCTTGATCAGAGAGTCGATCTTCTGCTTGCGCTCGTTCAGAAGATTGTTCTGACGCTCGATCTGATCGTTTGCTGACTTGATTCCCTTTTCCTGCGCTGATTCAGCAGTAGCAAGCTTGTAGATCGCGTAGACAAGTCCTACGACTGCTGCTGTTCCGAGCACGTAAGGATTCGTCAGCGCAGATCCGAGTCCTGCGAGAGACGCTTTCAGACGTTGCTGTGCTGCTGCAAGAAGCTGTGACGTAGCGGCTGCGCGTGCCTGCTCGACAGAGAGCGTGTGTCCTGCCATTGCTGCAAGCTTCATCTGGACTGCTGCTTCTGCTTCTACTGCGCTGTGTGCTGCCTGCACTGCTGTTTGAAGCATGATTGCAGCCTTGTATGATCCGTAAGCTGCGACAAGCGTTCCGAGTAGCTTTCCGATCGTCTCGTAGTTCTCGACAAGCGTAGCGACACCAGAGATCCCCGCAGAGATCATTCCCTGCGTGTCCTTGCCGATAGAGTTGAACATAGAGTCGATCGCGTCTTCCAGATTCGACAGCTGTCCTGCGATCGTCTGCGACTGCTTTTCCATGAGTCCGTTGAACTTGCCGCCCTCGTTGGTCATTGACTCGATCGCAAGCTTCACTTGCTCTGCTCCGACTTTTCCTGCTGTGACAAGTTCTCCGACTTGATCCTTTGCGACACCGAACTGCTTCGCGAGTTCGTCCGCAAGCGGAATTCCGCGCCCCATGAACTGACGAAGATCCTGCGTGAACATGCGTCCTTGCGTCATCGTAGTTCCGTAGAGCATGACAAGATC